ATCAGTGTCAGGATCATACTCCTCCATGATCTCAGTAATCTGATAATTCATAAAATCTTCAACACGTTGAGCTTGTGCTTCAGTTTCTTGCGTAGGTGTTCCTAGCACTTGAGCTTTTACAGGACCGCCACTTGGTAACATCTCCTTATAACTCTGTGATTGAAACTGCGTAACCGCTTCGGATAGTAACGGATGAGTTACACCGCTCGCCCCTAAAAATGGTTCACTTCGATCCTCATAGTTTATTCCAAGTAACCCTAGTCCCTTGGAAATGGCTTCTTCCCAATCTTCTCTTGATTCCAAATCCTCACGGAACTTGGATTGTATGTCAGATGATAATTCTCCCAAAACTGAATCGTCAAGAACCTCTGCGAGATTGGCTCCATGATCATAAGGCTCGGCTTCAACTTCAATAGGTTGTTCATCAGCTAATTCAATGCCTTCTGGTAACTCGTCAGTGGTCGATGGTAATTCAATATCGAGACTATCTTCCTCTGGCATTAACCTGCCACCCCCGCCCATTGACTGTTCGACCATTCCTGCTATTTGTCTAGGTTCCGCCATTATGTTATCCTCGTTGTTTTCTTCTTGTTAGGAAGCATCCGATCCGAAAATCGATTGGTAACGCTTTTACCCTTGCCTTTTTTTATGGGTTTTTTCTTAGCCATTAATAAGTACCTTTAAATGTCCCACCACGGGCTTTCATTACCCCGCCCATTGCTTTTTTTACTGTAGGTTTGTTTTTAGCTTTTTCCGCTCTTTCTTCTTCTTGAGAGGATGTTATAACGTCACCCTGACCTCTATATACATTTTTAGTTCCAGATGGATCTCTTTGAACTTGCTTTATGGATTGAGAAAATTTTCTTCTACTTTCTGGTATTTTCTCAAGAGATCCTAGTTCTAAAGCATCTCCTCTAGCCTTGGCTTCTAGTCTCTTAACATTATTAAAAGTGTTTTGCATACCTCTACCTTTTGAGCCTTTAGGTAGTTCTCCATATATTTTTTCTTCTTTGGTTCTTTTATTAACTACTTTTTTCTTTTTGTCTTTGCCAGCCATCGTCTTCTCCTAATAATATTCTCTTGCTCTACGAGGAAACCAATCTTCTGGAATCTCCTCACCTTGTAAACTAATAAACCCGCCTTGTCTAAATCTCATTATAGCCATCGTCATACTATCACAATAATCATCATGATCGCCATTAGGAAATGAAGCAACTTCTTCTATAACCTCGTCAGCAAACTTCTCATCAGGATACCACACTTTTCCCGACTCGAAAATAGGGGACACAATATGCATCCTTGTCGTTTTATCCAAGTTACCCCCTCGCCTTCTTCCTGGGCTAAAAGTGGAAACTGGTAAATTAATTAATCTTAACTCATCCGCTAACGGTTGACCAGAGGCTTTTGCCTCAATCAAAATCAGGTCAGGTTCCCAGTATTCGTTTTGCTCAACAGCAATTTCTTTTAATTCTGGAAAATTCCACCGCCCCTTTAACGCATCAAGTAATATAATATGCTGCTCACCATTTTCCTTTGGTTCAAATATACCCCACGTTGTAATGGCAGAATAATCAGCTGTCTCTTTTTTACTGTAAGCCGTATCATAAGATTGTACTATATAATCAAGCCTCGGAATTTTTTCTTGCTCCCATAACTGCCACCAATCACGCTTAATCATAGCGACTTCGTCAGATGTGGGATCTTGTTGCCACTGTGCATTCCACTTGCCGGGGGACAGTGAAGCCTTGACCTTTAATAATTCATCCTTATTCCAGAACTCATGCCATAATGGTTCCCCCGATGGTAGGATTGCAGGAAACTCGACCACTTCCCATTGATCAGCCATAGTGTCTTTTGCTTGTGCAGCCAATAAACGACCCGTCAAATCTTTTTTTGACCATCTGGTTTGTACAATTATTATGGTACCCCCCGGTTGTAATCTCTGACGAGGACCAGAAGTATACCATTCGTAGGCATTATCATAAGCGTTTGCGGACAACGCATCTTGTTCCGAGTGCGGATCATCAATAATTAATAAATCAGCACCACGACCTGTCATTGCAGCACCCACCCCAGCTGCAAAATATTCCCCACCGGCACTAGTCTCCCAACGACCCGCTGCCTGGCTATCCTGTTTCAAGTCCGTGTTGGGGAAGATCTCAGCATATATGGGATCGGCAATGAGATCTCGGACTTTCCTACCAAATCTTACAGCAAGTTCGGTATTCATGGTAGCCTGTATTATTTTTAATTTAGGATTACGCCCCAAAAACCAAGAAGGCATAAGATATGATGCAAATTCAGACTTAGAATGTCTGGGGGGCATGTTTACAATAAGTCTTTTCAGTTTACCTTCGGCTATGGCTTCCAATTTTTCAGCTATGATTCCGTGATGCCTACCTTCTATAAACCCTTCATACACATGTTTTGCATAGTACATAAATTTATCACGGGCTATCTCACGAGTTTCTAATCTGTTCTTTTGCTCTTCCAGTAACAGGAGTTCTTTAAGAACCTCATCTGGCAATGACTCTAAATTTTTTGACATGTTGGAACGATAATACATTTGAATGAATTTATCAACCAAACTTATTACACCTATGCCATACATGTGTGCCCCCCATATATGTGGGGTGGGGGGTCTATAGTAGTTAATAGCTGATATGGAATATCACATAGTAACCCTAGATAGTTAACATGTTAACAAAACGGTCATAGTTAACATGTTAACTAGTTTGTTCCTGTTTCGTTCTTTTATTTATTTGCTTAACATTGTTAAGTATTTTATGTGCTGTAAGTTATTGATTTCATTAGGTTTTATTTAATAGTTGCAATTAATTGTGTATAGTTTATTAATATAGGTATATTAACAAAGCAAAAAAGCTGCTTAACAATGAAGAGGAAAAATAAAATGAATGATACAATAACATGTAGTGAATGCAAGACTGTTATATCTAAAGCAGATGCTTTAGAATTTGAATATTGTATTGAGTGTGAAGAATGCTTAGACATACCAGATAATTTTTATGAAGAGGAAAAATAAAATGAAAAGTAATACATTTCAAAAGAATATCCAATATAGTTTAGAGGATGTAAACTTTAAGAATATGCGTGAAGAGTATATTGCAATAGATGCATGTGCAAAGTTATTTAATGATAAGTTAAAGAAACTTAAAAAAGAAATTAAAGATAACATTGCTGACTACTCTAATGATTTTTATATTACTGATGCTGATGTTAAAGAGCATGTAGTTAAAGCACATGTTAGATCAACATTAAAATTAATAGCTAAGTAATCAATCGAGGTGCTGAGTTATTCAGCACCTCATAACAATGAAGAGGAAACCAAAATGACTAAATTAAATCAAGCTGAAAAACTTATTAATCATTACAAAAAACAAGTAGAGATTAGAGATAAGCATTTAGAGAAAACAAATAATAATGTTAGTGATAAAATAGATATCACTCCTAATTGGATTACAACAGGAGAAATTATTATAATGGCATTGCAAAACCCTAATTTAGATCACAAGGGTTTTGAAAATGTTTTTGCTAATATTAGAGATATGGCAAGTAAAATGGATTTAGCAAATAGCATAATAAGAAAATTAAAAGAGGAGCAAACTAATGAGAAGTAAATTAACATATAAAGAAATAGAGAATGAGAATAGAGCAGGCCATCAATTAACAGGAGCTATTTGTTTTCTAAGTGGATTAGCTTTTACTTGGATAGCTTGGGAAATAGGTATTCCATTAATAAATGATATATACGAATTGTCAGCAGTTGCATTATTTGGAGCAATAGGAATGACAATAGCCTTATGTGGATTAGGTTTAATTTTTAAATATAGGAGTAAATAAATGAGACATTGTTATACAGTAGTTGATGATAGTGAAACTAAAAATAACTATCGAGTTGCAAAAGTATTTGAAAACAAAAGTGGATATTATCCATTAGGTAAATCAAAACCAGATAATACTGAGCTCGACAAATTTATTAGTGATGATAGAAAACACATTCAAAATATATGTGATAGTTGGAATGAAAGATTAAGTTTAAGTAAAAACGATATTGATGACATCATTCACAATTCTATTCTTCTGCAGCACAAACCTTGGTTAATAAAAAACTAAACAATTTCCTCCAAGAAAAAACCCAGCTTTCGAGCTGGGTTTTTTTGTGTCTTCTTTTTTCATAAACGGTCATGGATCGCAGGACGCAGGGAAAACAATTATTATTTTGGTCAACCAAAACAAGAGAAGGACGCAGGGAACACCAATAAAAATTTAGTTAACATGTTAACTACCTACGGTCATTCCCTTCGGTCATGGCTATTGAT